ACCTCACAGACCTTTGATGACTCCTGGTCGCGAGTTATGGGATCGCGTGTGGGGCATGGGTCAATCTTGGATTAGTCCTCAATCAGATTTAGAACTTTTAATGATGACTTGTGAAATGGTTGACGAGCGTTGGAATCTTCGTATCAAAGTAATGAAAGACAACCGACCCGAAGAACGTAGAGGCTTAAGAGAGTTAGATAAACAGTTGGTTAATAATCTGTCCCTGCTGGGTTTCAGTCCTACCGATAGAACTAGGTTAGGTGTTGCCGAAGTCAAACGCAGGTCTAAATTAGAGGAATTAAAACAACGTGTCACAAAAACAATTGTCCAAGAAGAAAATTAACTCTTGGCCACCAGCGTGTCTGACTCCGATTGATAAGAAAGAATTATTAAGGTCGCGTGGGTTTGAATGTTCAGATTTTATTAACACCTTTTGCACTCAAACAAAAGAAACCATTGCAGGTATGTCTGGTGAACCAATCCAGTTAAGACCTTGGCAAGAAGAAGTTTTACACAACTTGTTTGCAGTTAAAGAGAATGGATTGTTTGCACATCGCACCAGTCTTATAGGCATGCCTAGAAAGAATGGAAAATCGACACTTGGTTCTGGTCTAGCCTTGTGGAGTTTGTTTATGGGTCCAGAGGGTGGCGAAGTTTATTCTTGTGCAGCCGATAGAGACCAAGCACGCATCGTGTTCGGTGATGCAAAACGAATGATTGAAGCCGAACCAGAACTTGCTGAACTTTGCAAAATATACAAAGACGCTGTTGAGGTTTCTTCAACTAATTCTATTTATAGAGTTCTATCAAGTGAGGCTTTCACAAAAGAAGGTCTATCACCAACAATGGTTATTTATGACGAACTTCACGCTGCACCTAATCGTGAACTCTTTGACGTTATGCAACTCGGTATGGGTGCAAGACGTGAACCAATGCTGGTGGCAATCACAACAGCAGGAGTTAAAGCAGACGCAACAGGTCAAGATTCAATTGCTTATTCTTTGTATCAATATGGACAAAAGGTTTCAAGGGGTGAAATTATTGACCCGACTTTCTTTATGGCTTGGTGGGAAGCAATGCCTAATGCTGATCATCACAATGAGGAGACTTGGAAACAAGCCAATCCAGGCTTCGGTGATTTGAATGATCCACAGGACTTTGAATCTATGGTTAAGAAAACACCTGAGTCAGAATTTAGAACCAAAAGATGTAACCAATGGGTTTCAAGTCAGCAGGCCTGGCTTCCGAATGGTGCTTGGGATGGTTTGGCTTTAAATAAAGAGTTAGACAAAGATGTGCAAATTGTTCTTGGCTTCGATGGTTCTTTCTCTGGTGATGCTTCTGTAATTGTTGGAACCACACTTGAGGAAACACCACATGTCTTTATTGTTAAAGCGTGGGAGAAACAAGTCACCGACACCGATGACTGGCGCGTTGACACTTTAGAAGTGGAGAACACAATCATTGAATTCTGTAGCAAATACAAAGTCAAAGAGGTTGCTTGCGATCCTTTCCGTTGGCAAAGAAGCATGCAAGTTTTACAAGATCATGGCATTCCGATTGTTGAATGGCCCTCAACTTCGGCAGCACGAATGATTCCTGCTTGCGCAAAGTTTTATGACGCTGTTGTTAATCAAAGATTGAGTCACGATGGAGACCCTTTATTGGCACGACACATCTCCAACGCTGTCGTAAAAACCGATAGACTAGGTCCTAGAATTGTGAAAGAGCATCGTGGATCGCCAAGAAAAATAGATGCTGCAGTTGCGAGTATCATTGCATTAGACAGAGCAACTGTTGCAAGAGAAGAAGCAATTGTTTCAACACCTGCATTCTTTATGGTTTAGGAGTTAAGTGGCTTTAATATTCCAAGTCTTAGGTTTAAGTCTGGTTTCTGTTGGGGCTGCACTAATTTACGTTCCTGCTGGCATAATTATTATAGGTGCTTCATGTGTTGCATTTGGTTTAGCGATTGAGAGACGTTGATGTTAGGTAATTTATTTAATCTTGGTGAGCAAAGAGCGATCTCTTATCAATCCGTCTGGGGCGCTGGCGACAACTTCGCGATGACAACTTTGGCTGGCACAAATATTGACCAAAGCACTGCCATGGAAATTTCAGCGTTTTACTCTTGCGTTCTTTTAATCTCTGACACTATTTCAACCCTTCCAATGGATGCTTACATTCGTAGAGACGGCAATCGTGTTCCCTACCGACCAAGACCTGAATGGGTTATGAAACCCGACATTGATTTATCAAGAACAGAACACTTTCAACAAGTGCTGGTTTCTTTGCTTTTAGATGGCAACGCTTTCATCAAAATCTTCAGAGATCAACTTGGAAACATTGTTAACCTTGTTGTTTTAGATCCACAAAAAGTTGAGATAGTTAGAGACCCTGTGACTAAAGAATTAGCCTATCGTTACGAGTTGTATAAAGAATCAATTATTCCAAAGAATGAAATGATTCACATAACAGAAATTCGCAGACCTGGTGAACTACGTGGAATGTCTCGTGTCATTGAATTAAAACAAAACCTTGGTTTGGCTTCTGCTTTACAAGAATTCGCTGCACGCTTCTTCGGAACCGGTGCAAACCTTGGTGGATACATTGAACACCCTGGACAACTAACTAAAGAACAATCAACAGATTTAGCAGATGCTTTCAGAGGATCACATAAAGGTTTAAGAAAGTCACACAAAGTTGGTGTGTTATCCGGTGGAGCCAAGTTCACAAAAACTGCTGCAGCACCTGACGAAGCACAAATGATTCAATCACGTCAATTAGCAATTGAAGAAATTGCTCGCATCTTTAGAGTGCCTCCACACATGATAGGCATCACAACACCCGGTGCAATGTCTTACGCCTCAGTTGAACAGAACAATATTAACTTTGTTACCCACACTTTAAGACCTTATATAACAAAACTTGAAGAAGCCTATTCAATGCTTCTTCCTACTGATTCCTTTTTAAGAATCAACGTGGATGGTTTGCTTCGTGGAGACTTTCAAACCAGAATGCAAGGATATTCAATTGGTTCTCAAGCAGGGTTTCTTTCAATCAACGATATTAGAAAATTTGAAGATATGACTCCTGTTGATTCAGGTGACGTTTATCGTGTGCCTTTGGCAAACGTGAATCTTCCTGCAGCCGACTTGGTGGAGACAGATAAGAAAGTGGGTATGGCGCAACGCCTTATCCTTTCAGGCTTTGAACCAGCAAGCACCCTTAAAGCGTTAGGCTTACCACCTATCAACCACACAGGTGTTCCTTCCACACAACTTCAACCAGTGGCACAAATTGATCCAATTGCCCCTGAAACTGTTTACGAAGTGAAGCAGAGAGATATAAACGTGACCATGCCTGAAATAAAAGTTAACGTTCCGGCAACTGTGGTGAATGTTCCTGAAACTGTTGTTAATGTGAATGTTCCAAAATCAAAACCTATAATTAGAACTGTTGAGCGAGATAAAGAAAATCGTGTAGCAAGAATAATTGAAACAAGTGAGGAACAATAATGGCAACGGGTCTGAGCGCATATACTGCAAACAAATTTCTTGATGCAATAGGTAACGCCACAGCCTTTTCTGTTGCAGATGTTTATATCAAACTGCACGTTGGTGATCCTGGTGCAAATGGCACAGGCAATCCAGCAACAGAAACTACTAGAAAAGTTGTAACGTTTTCAGCAGCCTCAGCAGGCAGCATTGCTTCCGATTCAGCAGCGACCTGGACAAATATTGCTGGCTCCGAAGATGCCACTTTTTTTACTGCTTGGGATAATTTAACAGCCGGTAACTTTTTATTCTCTGGAACTATAACTTCAAATCCTTACACAGCAGGAGACACAGTAACTATTGCTTCTGCTGCTTTAACTGCATCTCTAACAGTCGCAAGTTAAAACGATGAGTGCCACAGGTTCACTCATTCTTGATTCCTTAGTCCGAGGAATTCTAGACAGCAATACTTTGTATGGCTCAACTGAAAATATTGCAGCCACAGGTTCTTCAAATCTTGGTGGTCTGCCTTCATCAGCAACAGCCTTAGTGGGTAATCCACAGGTCGCTCATGCTTCTTTAGGTGCTATCAGTTTAGTAGCAAATGCAGAGGTAACTCATTTCATTCAGGGCGCTTCAAATTTTAATGCCCTGAACGCAACGTTAACCAGCACGATAAATAAAGCCATGCTTGCTCAATCCTTATTAGGTGATTTATTTGCAGAAGCATTATTGAATAAAAGTTTGCAAGCAACTGGTGAATCTAATTTTGGAAGTTTGTCAGCAAGTGGAACGGCAACAGGTGGAGAACCACCAGCACCACCTGAACCTGGCTACGGCTCAAGAACTCCCTATCGACAACCAATAAGAAAAGAACAACCTCAAGCGTTACCAAAAATTGAAGAAATTGAAGTCCTTGAAACCTTTATTGAAGATGCCTTACCAAGCATTATTTTTAAAGACGGAATATCATCCTTCAGTGGTTTCACTGTTTTCGCTGAAAGTCGTATAGACTTTTCCATAGAACAAGATGATCAAGAACTCTTGATGCTGATTTAAGGTAGGTTATGCCTTTATTCTCTGGTAACACAACAGTTGGAACAGCAGCGACTTTAATCGATGGTATTGCTTGGCACAATCCGGTTTTACTACATATTCATAATAATGACAACACCGATACAGTTTATATTGGTGGTCCTGATGTGACCACCTCTAATGGTTTAAGATTGTTAAAACTCGACAGTTTGGAAATCTCTTTGCATCAAGCAAATCAAATTTATTGTGTCTCATCTAAGACAGGTCATATTGTTTCTTGGATTGCGCAGAGACTCTAATGCCTTATTTCATAAGTGATAAATCATCTGATTGTTCTGGCTGGGCAACAATTAAAGAAGATGGGGAAGTTATTGGTTGCCACGAAACTAAAGAAGATGCGATTGCTCAAATGGTTGCTGTTTCAATAGCCGAAGACATGGAACCTGGTGGGGAACGCGCTTTGCCCGAAGAGTTGACTGAGGGCGATTATGTGATGTGGTTTAACGGCAATGAATTAATGCAAGGCGAAATCAAAGAAATACAATTTGATGGCGAACTTTTAGTTCCAAACACTAATGAAATAATGCTTGGCACACCTTTTAACCCAGCAGCCTTGATTCAAGTTTACAAAGAACAAGGTGGTGGTTGGATAGACACAAATAACTTTGTGGCAGTGGAGTTCTCAAAATTAAGAAAAACAGAAGACTTGGAAGAATCAAATCAGCAAGGGCAACCAACGTTAGTTGAAGATGAGGAACCTGATTCAGAAGAAATGATGCAAGAAAGAGCAACTCCTGATTCTTTAGATATTGGTGATTATGTTTCATGGAACACATCTGGTGGTCGCGCGCGAGGGCGAATCACACGAATCGTTAGAGATGGCGCAATCAATGTTCCAAATTCAGATTTTACGATTGAGGGAACTGAAGATGATCCTGCAGCGTTGATTCGTTTATACAGACCAAGAGGAAATGGTTTTGAAGCAACTGCAACTCTTGTAGGTCATAAGTTTTCAACATTAACAAAAATTGATGAATTACCAGAAAACACACAAGAAGAAAACAGCAGGGCAATTAATCAAGAAGCACCAGCCTATATGCGTGCTGCTGCAAGACGAGGTTTAGAACTTAACGCTGATGGTCAAGGTGGAGATGGCTTAACTGATAAAACAATTCGTGAAGCAAGACTTATGGCCGATGGAGTTATTTCAGATGATAAGTGGATTCGAATCCCTGCCTGGATAGCCAGACACATGGAAGATTTAGATGCCCCACAAAATTCAAACACCGATGATCCACAATATCCCGGCCCAGGTTTAGTGGCACATTTATTATGGGGGTCCGGACCTAGTAAACGAGCAGCGCAAAGAACTATGGAATACGCTGAAGGGGTTGTTGAAAGAATAAGAAGAGAAGAAGAACAAGCACGTTGGAATAGCGTTAGCGTACAATTAAAGAAAGAGAAAGAAGAGAAAATGTCATCAAAAGTTGAACGCAGAGTTAATGATGTTAAGTTTGAAATTCGTGAAGGCGAATTAGATTCAAACAAAATGACCTTCACAGGTTACGCAGCCGTATTTAATTCTGCTAGCGAACCATTACCTTTCACCGAATACATCATGCCTGGCGCTTTCAAGCGTTCTCTTAAGTCACGCAACGAAATTAAACTTTTTATGAACCACAACACAGACATTGTTCTTGGATCAACTAGAGCAAAGACTTTAAAACTTAGCGAAGATTCAAGAGGACTATTAGCAGAAGCAATACTCCCAGACACCACAGCCGGAAGAGACCTTTCTGTTCTGATGCAACGTGGAGATGTTAGTTCCATGTCTTTTGGATTCAGTGTCCCAAGCAAAGGTGACAAGTGGACTAATGACGGAATGTCACGTGAACTTCATCAAATAAGACTCCACGAAGTGTCAATCGTCACAGGCTTCCCGGCTTACGAAGCCACCACAGCAACAGTTAGATCTATCGATGCTTTGGCCACAAGAACCGGTATGGATGCAGACGTTTTGGCTGACGCTTTAATCAAATTAGAATCTGGTGAAAACTTGTCTGGCAAGCATGCTGACACAATCACAGAGGCTGTTGCAAAACTAAAAGAATCTAATCCTTCAGTTGAAGATTTGCTATCTATCAAACGCAAACAACTTGACCTACTATTTAAGACTATCTAATGAACAGAGAAGAAATAAAGCAAGCAATTCTGAAAGTTGCTGGCAACCCTGACTCTGGTCCGATTGCAGATTTGGCTGACGCTATGGCTGACGCAATATGTGATACAAAACCGGAGACTAAGAAGTTTGATCCAATTACAGAAACTCGAGTTATCGTTTCAAACGAAACCAGAAATGTTGTGCAATAATTAATTAACAGATGTGAGTGCGAGCCACCCATCTTGTTATTTACTGCATTGAGTGAGCCTCATGCAGATTCACCCAAGTAATGCAGTAAACCCTACCAAAAAAGGAAATGCTCAATGTCTGAATACATTAAAATTCAGCACGAAGCACGTGAAAAAGCATGGCACTCTGCAAAGGAAATCCTTGACAGAGCAGCAGCAGAAAAACGTGATTTGAATGCTGAAGAAAACGCTCAATACACAGCAATCTCATCTGAATTAGATGAACGCGCTCGTGTTATTGAAACCATCCAAAAAGATGAAAAACGCGCTCTAGCAGCAGCCGAAGCCATGAAAGGCTTAGAAGTTGCAACTGCAGTACCACAAGGCAGAACAGATGCAGATGTTATCCGTTCGATGGCTCGTGGAGAAGTTCGTTCATTCGACTTTGAAAAACGTGACGTATTAGGAAGTTCAACTGGTTCTCCGGTTTCAACTTCTTTCTACGACAGAGTGGTAACACTTGCACGTTATGTTGGTGGACCATTAGAAACATCAACCATTCTGAATACAGCAGGTGGAGAGAATCTTCAAATTCCTTCACAAGCAACATATTCAAGTGGAACAGTTTTTGGTCAAGCAGCAGCAATTGGCGAAAGCGACCCAACATTTAATTCATTCGTAACTCTTGGTGCATACAAGTACTCATTCTTGACCCAAATCTCACGTGAATTAGTTGAAGACGCTGGCGTGGACATTCTTGGCTTCCTAGCAGAACAAACCGGAAACGCTCTCGGCTACTCTGTAAACGATGCTTTGACAAACGGAACCGGAACTGTACAACCAAACGGCTTGTTCACAGTTGCAGGTTCAGGTGTTGCAGGAACATCACTATCACCAACAGCAGATAATTTAATTGATTTAGTTTATTCTGTTGACACTGCCGGAAGACGTTTACCGGGTGTCGGTTTCATGATGGGTGCAGCACAAATCGCAAACGTTCGCAAATTAAAAGATACTGCTGGCAACTATTTGTTCAGCCCATCTTTATCTGCAGATGCTCGCGACTTGCTATTGGGTTATCCAATATTTGAAAACCCAACAGCACCAACAGCAGGATCAGCCAAGAGACCAGTTCTATTCGGTCACTTGCCTTCCTACATCGTTAGACAAGTTGGTGGCATTCGTCTAGACAGATCAGATGATTACGCTTTCAACACCGATCTAATTACCTTCAGAGCCACTTTCAGAGTTGATGGAAACTTGCCACAAACAAGCCACATCAAATACTTTAAGAGTTCAAACTCCTAAGTAATTAAATCCCCAAGACCAGAAACCCCAACGGAGCGCAGGCTGTTGGGGTTTCTGCCTTTAAGCGTGTAGGCTTTATTCGTACCTGCGATGTAAGGAAACTTGCGTGAATAAAAAGCAATCTAACGAACAAAAAACTAAAATCTTAAATTCAATGAATTCAAAAGTTAAAGTTGATAAATCTTTACCACCAAGAATCACTTGGTATTCAAATGCTCCCTGGGCACCAACTGGTTATGGAAGTCAGTCTGCTCAGGTATTAAAAAGATTAAAGAAAGATAAATATGAAGTCGCAGCGATTGCCAATTATGGTTTAGAAGCAGCCTCAACTTCTTGGAACACTGAGTATGGTGCAATTCCTATTTATCCAAGAGGAATGGATTTATGGTCAAACGATGTAACTGTTGCCCATCATCATGACTGGACTAGCCGAGATAAACACGCACCTAATTTATTAGTAACTCTATTTGATGTGTGGGTTTTCAAGGGACCAAAGTGGGCTGAACAAAAAGTTGCTTCCTGGGTTCCAATTGATCATTTACCTGCACCTGATGATGTTGCACGTTGGTGTGCACAAGACTTTGTTTCCCCAATTGCTATGAGCAAGTTTGGTAAAAAAATGTTAGAAAATAAAGATATTGAATGCTTCTACATTCCTCACGCTTTAGAATCAACTTTCAAGCCAACACCAGAAGTTAAATCAAACTCTAATGAAACCATTCCTGGTAGAGAATTTATGGGAATCTCTGAAGATAAATTTGTGGTTGGAATGAATGCTGCAAATAAAGGCGTGGCACCTATGCGTAAAGCATTCGGTGAAAATATTATTGCTTTCTCAATATTTGCACAAAACCACGATGACGCAGTTTTGTATTTGCACACTGATCCAACTGGTGGTGGGGGTGGAGTGAATCTGCCTGAGTTATTAAAAGCCGTAGGTTTGAAACCACATCAATACAAATTTGTGGACCCATATTTGTATAGGTCTGCTTTGCCAACTGAAATTGTTGCTGCAACTTATACAGCGATGGATGTATTTTTAGGTGTCTCTATGGGTGAAGGTTTTGGAATTCCAACTTTGGAAGCCCAGGCCTGTGGAACAAGAGTTATTGTTTCCGATTTTGCAGCCTCTTCAGAACTGGTTGGTGAAGGTTGGTTAGTTGAAGGACAGCCATATTGGGATGCTTCTCAGAAAGCGTTCTTCACAACTCCTTTGATTCCCTCAATTGTGGATGCTTTAGAAAAGGCTTACCAAAAGGGCAGGTCGCGCTCGCAACAAGCCATCGACTTCGCTAAGTTGTACGACGCTGATCTTGTCTTTGAAAATGACTGGAAGCCTACGCTTAATAAGATTCTTTTAGGATAGGCTTTAAAGCCAAAATAAGGCCAAAATTAGCCACTGAGAGGTAGAAGGAGGAGTAACTTGATACCAGCAATGATAGTCCCGGTTTTAACTCGTTATGACTTATTAGACAGAATGATTAAGTCAATTAACCACCCTGTTAAGGATTTGGTCATTGTTGACAATGGTGCAAAGAATACTCATTGGGAACCAACCTGGAATAACTGGATCAGTAAAATCTGGCATCTTAAAATGCCCAGCAATCTTGGGGTGGCTTCTTCCTGGAACCTTGGAATCAAATCTTTACCAATGTCCGAATATTGGTTGGTCAGCAATTTTGATGTTGAGTGGGGTGGCGATTCTTTAAAACTATTCACAGAGATTTCCGGGGCAAACAAATTAGTGCTTTCAAACGGAAGTCCTGAATGGTGTGCTTTCACTGTGGGTTGGAAAGTTATTGACAAGGTTGGATTGTTTGATGAAGCGTTGCATCCAGCATATTTTGAAGACAACGATTTTGAACGCAGGACTAAACAACACGAAGATTTAATCATTGAGCATTCTTATATTCCAATTGCTCACGATAACTCTTCAACTTTAAAAGCCGGATTTCAAAGTCAAAACATGACAACCTTTAGTGACAATTCTTTTTACTACAGTGAAAAGGTTGAGGCTGAAGACTTTTCAAGTGGTGAATGGTCTATCAGAAGAAGAAGACGCAACTCATGGGACTAAGGGTTTACACAGGTGGAACTTTTGATTTGTTTCACGTTGGGCACGTTAATTTATTAAAAAGATGTAAAGAGATAGCCGGACTTGATGGGCAAGTAATTGTTGCTTTGAACACTGATGAGTTCATAGAAAAATATAAAGGCAAATCACCAGTTATCAAGTTTGATGACAGAAGAGCAGTTCTTGAGGCTTGCCGTTACGTGGATTATGTGATGCCTAACTATGGTGCAGCCGATTCTAAAGAATCTATTGTTTTAGCGCACCGAATTGATGTTGTTGCAATCGGTTCTGACTGGGCGCGTAAAGATTATTACAAGCAAATGAATTTCACCCAGAATTGGTTGGATGAACAAAACATCAGTTTGATTTACATTCCTTACACAGAGGGAATATCAAGTACCCAGATTAAAAAAACTTTATGATCATTGATGCCATAACCTTTGGTGGCGAATTGGAAATGCTTGAGGGCAGGCTAGAAACTAAATTCAACGATGTTGATGCCTTTGTGATAGTTGAGGGCGAACTTATGTACGCCAACCAACCAAAGGGATATTTATTTGAAGAAAACTATGGGCGATTCAAAAAATATGCAAACAAAATAATTTACAAGAAAATCAAATCTTTAAATAACCACGATGCTTGGGCAAATGATTATCATCAAAGAAGCCAATTAACTGAGGCCGTAAAAAGTACCGCTCAATCAGATTCTGATGTGATTATTGTCTGCGACACCGATGAATGGTACGACACTAATTTTATTTTGGACTTGGATAGAACGATTGCGTTTGATATGCCTAAATATCACATGAGTCTTTATTGGTATCACAAGAACGAATTAACAGGTGTTGCCGGTCCTTGGAGTTTCTTTAAGGACAAAGATTTAAATGATGAACGTTGGAGAAGAAATAGTTTTGAAGTTGTGACAGGTGGGCATCATTTAACTTCTATGGGAACCTTGGAGTATTTAATCAACAAGGTGAGAGGTTTTGCTCATCAAGAACTTGTGTCTAATGATTTAGATGAGCGATTGAAGCACTGCTGGACCTATGGTCACGATTTAGCAAATGAGGAGTTTCAAGAAATAGATTTAGAATCGGTTAATTATCCTCAATGGATTTTAAATAAAAAGGCTCCCAGCAATTGGTACAGGAAAAGGCCATGAGTCAAATTGTTATTGGAACAAGCCCAGGTCGTGAACCTTGGTTGATGGATTGCTTGAACAGTTTACAAAGGTCCTGTTTGATTTTAAGAGATTCAAATTATGAACTAGGCAAACTTAAATGGTGTCAAGAGAATATTAAAAACCCTTTCTTCTTCTTTCAAGATTCTGTGGTCTTTAAATCGACTAAGTGGATTGATGAAGCGTTAGAGAAATATTCAAGCGTTTCTCTTAATAATGATCCAGGTTTATACGGAACGTACATGGGTATTTATGATCCAAAAGTTTTAAGGCAAATGGAGGTCCCAATACCAAAGTCAAAGGTGGAGGCGATTGAATTTGAATTATCTTGGACTAGAAAGTATGTTGAACAGGCAGGTTCTGTTAAGGTTTTGTTTCCAGAATTTAAAGATGCGAATGCTCAAAAAATAGAGATGAAGCATGGCAGGGAAAATCTTATTCTTGAGAACGACTACCTAATTAAATATAAAGGTAACTGGGGACAAAAACCTGCACTAGACTAGAAGCATAGGTTTAGGAGTAGAAATGGCTATTACAAACGGATACGCCTCACTTAGCCAAGTGAAGGCTGCCCTAAGAATTACTGACAGCACAGAAGATGCGTTGCTTGAATTAGCAATTGAGGCTGCCTCAAGAGCGATAGACGGAAACACTAATCGCAACTTTTATAGTGCAGGAACTGCAACACGATATTTTGCTTCCGAAGATGACTTTGTTTTATTAACTGATGATCTTGCTGGAACTGCTGTGACAATCCAATCTGCAAATAACGCAGACGGAGTTTATGACACAACTTGGGGATTAGACGATTACCAATTAGAACCTTTAAACGGAAACTCTGATGGCATTCCTTGGCCGTACACAAGAATTCGTGCTATCGGAGATTATCTGTGGCCAATTTCAGGTGGCGAAGCATTAATCAAAATCACAGGTGTGTGGGGATGGCCGTCAGTTCCGATTGCTGTGACTCAAGCATGTGTTATTCAATCATCAAGAATTTACAAACGTTTAGACAGTCCACTTGGCGTTGCAGGCTTCGGTGATCTAGGCGTTATGAGAGTGACTCGTGACCTTGATCCAGATGTTGCACAACTTATTGGAACTTACAGAAAAGTCAGAAACGTTGGCTAATCTAAACACAATCCGTTCAGGAATTGCTACACGTCTTGCAACCATTTCAGGTTTAAGAGTTGCAGCAGAACAACCCGATAACCCTAATCCTCCGTTGGCTGTTGTAATCCCCGACAACACAAAATATGATGACGTGTTTGGTCGTGGAATGGACACCACCACGTTTAGAGTCATTTTAATTGTTTCAAGAGTGGCAGAAAAGTATTCACAAAAGCAATTAGATGCTTATTGTGCCACGACAGGAACAGGCAGTATCAAAGCAGCGATTGAGGGTGATAAAACTCTAGGAGGCAGTGTGTTTGACTGCCGAGTAACCGAGATGCGCAACTATGGACAAATATCTGTCGGAGATGTGACATACTTGGGTTGTGAGTTTATTATTCTCACTTACGCGTAAGAAGAGAAAGAAGAAAATATAATGGCAAAGTTCGCAGCAACGGACTACAAAGTAACCATTAACGGAACTGCGTTCACCACTTCTCTAAACTCTGTTGAACTTGCTTTATCAGCAGACGATTTAGAAACAACTGCTTTTGGTGGCGAATGGCGCACAAGAATTGCTGGTTTAAAGTCAGGTTCAATTACTTTAAACTTTATGCAAGACTTCGCAGCCGGTTCTGTTGACGCAACTTTGTATCCTCTACTCGGAAGCAATGCAACTGTTGTAATCGTTCCAACCTCTGGTTCTGTTACAGCAACCAATCCAAGTTATACAGCAGTATGTTTAGTAAATGCTTACCAACCATTCGCATCAAGTGTCGGCGATATAGCCACCTTGAGTGTGACCTGGCCAACTTCAGGTACAGTTACAAGAGCAACTGCTTAACTAAAGGAGCAATAAGTGTTTTTAAACCTGCGCATCACTTATAAGAACGACACCACTCTTGACATAAAAGCAGAGTGGGATGATTTCATCGCTTTTGAAGATGAATTTGATTTACCTTTTACAGTTGTCATTGATCCTAAGAAATCAAGATTAAAACATTCAACTTGGTTGGCTTGGCATTCTTTATCTCGTGAAAAGAAAACAGATAAACCATTCACTGAGTGGATGAATGAAATCGGTAGTGTTAACTTCGTGCCTGACAGCGAGGTCCAAGATGTGGTCCCTTTGGAGAGCAAAGCGCGCACTGGCGCTTAACACATTTGGCTTACGAGTTCCACTTATCGCCTACGCAATTGTTAAATGAATCGCCTAGAATGATAAGAACAATGGAACGCTATCTGCGCTGGCGTGTAACGGAATTAAACAAACCCAGAAGGTAGATCTGTGGCAATTCAAGAAGTAGCACAAGGCGCGTTCGGTGAAGTTCGTCTTGAAGGTGCAGCAGAATTTATTGATCGACTTGTAAAATATGAACGCAAAGATTTAAAGACTGCTCTTTTTAAAGAGATGAAACAAATCGCAACACCAATCATCAAAGATGTTCAAGGCTTATTGCCAACTCAACAAGACACACTTTCAGGTTGGGGTGGTGCAAATACCTCAAGTCAAGTCAATATTGGACCAAATCAAAGATGGCCGGCCTCAAGGTCCACAGGTGGTGGCTTTCCGGTTTATTACGAGAAGTCAGCCAAAGCCGGAGTTAAATCTAAAGTGGGTGGAAGAACTCGTTCTAGAGGATCAAGTTTCTACATTAATTTACTTTCTATCATTCAAGGTGATGGCGCTGGTGTTGTCTTTGAATTTGCAGGTAGCAAAACAAACAACAACTTTGCTAAGGCTTTAAACTCTGCAGGTTTTGGTCTCCAACCACGTGCTCTTTTCAAAGGTGTTGACAATAACAAAAAGGCTGTTCAAAAAGCAATTAAAGATGCGATAATGAATGCAGAGATAAAATTTAATTCTGAGAATAAGAGACCTGGTTAAATATGGCTGGTATTGGCGCTTTAGTCGCGAACATTGTCACAACCTTTGACCCTAAAGGTATTAATAACGCTAAGCGTTCAATTCTTGGTTTAACGGATGCATCTGTTTCTTCATCAAAGAAACAAAAGATTGCAATGGGTCTTATCGGTGGAGCATTCGCTGCTGCAGGTGTTGCTGCCAGTGCATTTGCAATTAAAATTGGTCGAGATGGTGTTCGGGCAGCCTTAGATGATCAAAAGTCTTTAGCAGCATTAAATAAAACACTTTTAAATCTTGGTTATGGTTCAACAACTGAAAATGTTGACAAATTTATTAACAGTTTGCAATTTGCAACCGGTGTATCAGATGACGAGTTAAGACCAGCGCTTTCAAGACTTGTTGTTGCCACTGGTGATTTAAATAAAGCACAACAACTTTTAACTTTATCACAGGACATAAGTGCCGGAACCGGTAAGGATTTGGAAAGCGTCACCTCTGCCTTATCAAAGGCAGCCCTGGGGCAAACAACTGCTTTAAGTCGTTTAGGTGTTGGTTTAGATAAAACAATTCTGGCTACTGGTGACTTAGATAAAATTCAAAGTGCGTTAAATCAAAAATTCTCAGGTCAAGCACAAGTTGCAGCCAATACTTATGCAGGTCGTTTGCAAATTTTAACTCGTGGGGTTGATGAAGCCAAGGAAGCCATAGGTTATGGGTTATTAGATGCTTTAGATAATGTTTCAAAGGCTATTGGAAATGATGCTTCTGGTTTAGCAGAACAAACTGTAAGTCTGGGTGAATATTTTGGTGACGTTGCTAGGGGTGCTGGCGAAGTTACAGCAAATCTTATTTATTTGGCAGAAGAATCATCTGCTGCAGGTAAAACTTTTAGTTGGACATACGCACTTCCAAATGCTATTGATTTATTATTTGGTCCTCTGATTGATTTAACTAATTATTTGAATGGTGTTGGCGAGGCAGCCAGAATTGCTGAATACGTTCCTAAATATGGAACTATGCACCAAGCGCGTATTGCTCGTCAAAACAAAATGATTCTTGATCAAATGTCAAAAGATGAAGAAACAAGAAAGAACGCTGAGGCCGAAGCAGAAAAGAAAGCAGCCGAAGCAACTAGGGAAAGAGAACGTGCATTAAAAGAATTAGAAGCACAACAGAAACGTGTTAATAAAGTTTCTCAAGACTTTGCAAAATTTGTGGCAGGAACCGGACCTGAAACTGTTCAAGGCGCATCAGATTTAGCAACCAAGGCTTTATCAGATATGAAGAACGAATTAGGTAAAACTAAGAACTTAACTGCTGAATCTGTTGACAAGTTTGATGAATTCTCAAATATTATTCAAAACAATTTCTCAACAGCCTTAAATCTTGCAACAGCACAATTAGATGAAGCAAAGAGTGCCTTCAACGATTTTAAGAATTCAATCACAAGTTCTATTGCTGGAACCATCAATTTTGCC